ACTCGAAGGACCTCTATAAATTGATAGACCTGCTGTACCTAAACTAATACCAGTTGGTGATGTTTCGCCTGTATTAAGTTCAATTATATTATCTTCAACAGTCATGTTTGCTGTATCGATAGTAGTTGTGTTACCTAATACTGTAAGATCACCCGTAATTCTTACTTCTGGCGTGTCCAAGGTGAGTTGAGTTCCTGATGAAGAACTTGTTATAATCTTGTAATCACCGGTTACTTTTAGTACATCTACAGCCATATGTTAGGATCCTTTGTCTATAGCATTATTTAGTCAAAAGAAAAGGGCAAAGCGAACTCTGCCCTTTCTATTAGTTATTATTGTTGACCTTCAACTTCTGCTGTTGCGTCAGTTGTAGAGCCTACAGTTAAGCCTTTTCCAATGTTAAATTTAACATTTGCAACGTTTGCAGTTCCGCCTTCATACTGAATAGTTCTGTTACGTAATTTTGTAACTTGTACTACAGATGAATCATCTAAGACAGCATTAATAATAAACTCGCCTGAGCCTAAGCCGCCTGCTGATTTATTAACTAATTTAAGAGTCTGTGTAGTAGTTCCATCAGTAACAATGAACTTGTTAGTAGATCTTTGTGATACAATCCATGCCGGAGTTGTAGCACCGTTTACTTCAGACGCAGTTGCAAAGTAGTATGCAGAACATAAAATTTTGCCAGTACCTTGTCCGATTTTTCTTTTATTAATTGGTCTTCCCATTTTTTTCTCCTTGTTGACGTTCTAGGTCTACGCTGTGGGTTAAACAGCATAAGTCCAACATTGTGTCGGCCCTTTCTAACGTGTAATGTATTTAGTCAACTCTAGTAAAGAGATGCATAAGATGTACAGAACTAAAGTCTTTTATAGCACGATTAATTTTATTGCATTGATCTTTATGCTTTTGTATTGTGCTATCTCTTTTTTGTTGACGGTATTGTAATTCTATTTGACTTAGTTTATTAATTTCAGAACGCATGCCTGCACAGAATCTAGCCACGTCAAATTTAAATTCTGGAGCAGTTTTTGTAAGTTCTCTAATATCACTTTCAACGTTAGGCCAATCCAGACTATTTGTAACTTCTCTTATATTACTCATACTAATATTTAAGAAGTCATAAAAAAAGGGCGACATAAAGCCGCCCTTTTCTTACTTTTGTACTACTCTCTATTAAGAGAATGATACGTTACTGATTGTAACTTCACCTAAGTAGTCAGCCGCATTACCAAGAGATGATGCAGTGTTTGTTAACTCTACATAACCATATCTTGTCATGAAACCTACTACTGGTTCAAATGTATCAGGGTCTAATACAACGCCTGAAGACATTAGAGGAATGTATGGGCAGTAGAATGCCGCCGCATCAGCCTCAGATGAACCTTTGTAACCTACAAGCACTGAAGTGTTATCAGAAGCATATGCATCAACATATACTCTCATAGCATTGTTCAAAGTACCTACAAACTTAGTGTTTGTTGGTGCTTCAAATGTACCTTCAGTTGATCTTGCAAACGCTGAAGTTGTAGCAGACTGAAGAATTGTTAACGCTTGTGGCGAAACAACTGCCCAGTTACCAGCACCTCTACGTGTACGTTGTGCGATCTTGTTAGCAACTCTGTTAATTAAAACAGCAAGTGCCGCATGTTCGTCACCAACGAATGTAGCAGTACCACTTACAGCCGCTTGGTCAAATGCTTCTTCATCAGAAGCAAGTGCTCTTAATGAAGCAAGGATCTCTTGATCGATCTCAGCAGTAATTTCTTGAGCAAGTGCCGCCATAATTTCTGCTTCGATGTCAATACCTTGTTGTGCTTGAGCATCTTGTGCCGCTTCAAATGTCCAACGAGCAGATAGTTTACGTGATTTCGCTTCTACTGCTTGTTTTAAGATTTGAATTGACAACTTGTTACCAGGTAGACCTTCTAAAGCCGCTGTAGCCGCCGCTTTATCATCCAATGCACCTGAATAAGCAGTTGCAATTTTAAATGGTGATAATGCTTCGTCGCCAGCAGTTGTGTCTGTTCCTGAAGTTGAGTTCACTGCATCTGAGTAACGTACTCTTAATGTGTGAATTTGTGAAACTGGTCCAGTCATAGGCTGTACACCAACAATTTCGTTTGCGATAACTGTAGGCATTACACGTCTAATTACTGGAAGGATCACTCTGTTTAGTGTTGCAACATTTCCTGCGGAAGTTGCACCAGCAGTTGCCGACTCAGCGAGATAACGTCTAGTGTTCTCGAGAGTGACGTCCATAACGCTTTTCTTGTGACCTTTTAGGCCTTCAAGCAATGCGCCTTTGGTTGCCTGCCAATTTTCATTGATCATTTCTGACATTTTGTCCTTCTCCTTTTTAGTTTAATCCCGCTAATTTGCGGAGTTCAATTAAGTTTGACTTTTCTTCTACCGGTTGTTTGAATTCTTTATTGCCTGTTACTTCTGTGCCTTCATTTAATGCCTGTTTTTTCGCAATGGTTGGTTTTTTATCTTCCATTACTGCTGGTAGGTACTTGTCAAATGCTGTGTGCAATTTTTCAGTTTGCACTGACTCTAATAGTTCTGACATAATTTCTCTTTTGTCTTTACCAAGTGGAGTCAACAACTCATTCATCACTGCAACACGTTTCGCGTCGTCTTTCGCTTTAGCAATTTCTGCTTGCTTAGATTCAACTAGAGTATCCTTCTCTGTGATGGTTTTCTTAGCCTCAGCCAACGCTTCTTCTTTCTCAGCAACGATTTTCATTAACTTCGCAGTTTCTGATTTTTCGTTTAAGTATGAGTTAGAATATTCATTAGCAAACGCTTCGAATAGTTTTCTACCAAAGTGATTTTCGCGAGCCGATTGAATATCTTCTTTCAACTGTTTAATCTCTTCAGCAAGTTTTTTACTTACAGTTTCCTTAACAATGTCTGCTGACTTAGTAACAAACTTTGCTTTTACTTCTGCAAATTTTTCTTTGGCTTCTTTTACAAGTTTTACCTTGGTTTCTGCCAAATCTTTTTTGTCTTCTGCAAACTCATTGATTTCTTTTGCGAGTTGCTTAACAACAAAGTCTTCCAATTTTGAAAAGTTTTCGCTGACCTTAGCACGGTCTTCGTGTAACTCTCCAATTTCTTTAGTCAACTGCTTGAGCATAAACTCTTGCAGTTTCTCAGAATGTTCACCGATATTCTTCTTATATTCAACTCTTGCTTCCGCAAGTGCTTTCTTATCTTCAGCAATTTCAGCAATTTCTGATTCTAAACGTTCGGAAACCATATTGTCGATTGCTTCGACCATGTTCTGCTTATCATGCTCGTAGCGTTTCGCAAATTCCTCACGGAGTTCAGCAGTAACAGTGTCTTTGTTTTCCTTCACTTTTTGGTCCCATGCTTCTTGTAAGTCAGAACGAACTTCCTCACCTAGCAAGCCTGTTTCAAAAAGTTTATTAAACATATCACTCATTGGCTTCTCCTTATGTTACTGCAAGCCTTTTATGACTCGTAGCATCTGTTCTTTGAGATACTTCTGTGCTTTAGCATCTTTCGATACTTCATGCGCCGCCCTAATCGCACTATAACCACCTCTTGTATTCATAAAGTGTTCATAGATTGGTGTTGGGTAAGCACCTGGCGCACTTGGTTGGGCCACCACATCAACTGTAATGATCTCAAACCCGTTAACTTCTCCAGTGGATTCATTAACTTCACCTGCTCCACGTGAACTGACTCCCAGTTTCACACCTGATTCTAACATGGTTTTTACAAGATTGCCCATTGGGGTTGGCAAAATTTTCATCTTGCCAAACCCGTTGGGTCCATCCATCCACATATCTGTAATCATATGCGATACACGATCTAAATTGACCTTTAAATCATCTGGGTGATCAACTTCACCTAGTACAGAGTAACCGCCGTCGATCTGATCCTTGAGTGTCTTTACAGCGTTGCCTATCTCGGAGACAGGGTAGATACGCTGGTTTGCGTTTTTAACACCACCCTGAATACAAATGCCTTTTAAATAAAGGTTTTTGTTTTCCCCTTCACCTTGGGACTCAAGGGTGACTTTCGCCTGATCGAACGTAAGATGTTCTCTTAAGTATGCCATATTGGCTAACTCCTAATTACTCAGCACTCTTTGGTGCAGATGCTTTACTAAAAGTGTCGCCTGCTTTAGCACCTGGTTCATTCTCGAAAGATTTTCCCATGTCCTTTGGCTTTGCTCCACTACCGCCCTTTTCTTCACTTCCACCGCCAATAGCGTGTGCTTTAGCATCGTTAGGTGCTTTAGCGTTACCTGCTACTGGAGATTTGGTTGCATCAGCGCCTTCGGAATTAGATGGAGCAGAAACTTTTTCGACATATTCTCTCATAGTTTCGCTAGCGGATTTAGGTTCCTTTGCTTCATCTACAACGTCTGCTTCTTCGTCTGTTGACTCAATAGCAGGTTCCATTGCTTCCTCTTCGGCTTCTTCTGATTCTTCATCACCTTCTTCTTCACCTTCGTCCTCATCGCCTTCGCCTTTGTCGCCCATCATGGCTTCAAATTCTGCTTTAAGGTCGTCTAGTGCGTCTTCAAGGTCTACAACACGGTCTTCGATGTCACCATGTTCTTCTTCATGGTCATCCATTTTACCGTCGTCGTCAAAATCCATATCGCTGTCTTTATCGCCAGTAACTGCATCAATCATGCTGTCTGTTGCGTCACCACCGATTTCTTCGATTGACTCTTCTTCAAAGTTTTCTTCAACTTTGTCTTCGTCGGACTCGTCTTTTGCTTCTTCAACTTCGTCTTCATTAGACTCATCAGTTGCTTCTTCAACTGCTTCTTCATCTTTTTCCGCAGTTTCATCGACTTCTTCGTCTGACTTTTCCTCAGACTCGATAAGTCCTTGGTAAATTTCTTTTGATTTCTCTACCACGATATCGTGGAAAAGTTCTTCTGCTTTTTCTTTGTCTTCGTTGACTAGAAGATCAAGCAGTTGTTCAAATTTGCTTGTATCTGACATTGTATTTTTCTCCTTTATTCATGTTAATAGGCAAGGCTGTCAAGTGTATTTACGAAAAAACCACTTTTACCACCTGAAATAGGTGATTTTTTGACGTTTTTGACAAAACGTACCAAATTACAGTTCTTTTTGGAACTGATCATATGTAATTGTTTTAAAATTATCATAATTATTTAACTGTGCGGGGCAAAAATCCCCACTATTAATTACCCTAACATAGGTTATTTTAGGGTTAGAAGTGATTGTTTTCTCTGTTTGACGTAGCCAATTTCCGTAATATGTGGCAGGCTCAGCGGATTTTTTATAGTTTTGCGTGTCCGCATATATGTTATTAAAGCGTTTTCCGCCGTTTAATCCCATGTAATCAAAGCCAAGAATGTATATTTTGTTGTGATTATCTTCGCTGGCTTTAAAAAGTGCAGTAGGTCCACTGCTCCATCCTAGGCTGGGTTGGAAGTAATTTAGGTTGGTGTAGTTTTTGTATCCGTTATTATAGTTGGTCCATACCACATGATTATGATGATATCCGTCTGCTACTATCTCATGCACCATCTTAGGATCAACGGCAATTAAAACATCAGGCTCAAAATTTCTATACACAGCGTTACAGGCATAGATATTTCCCTTGCCACGCAGTGTTTCTAAGTCTAAATGTTGTCGAGAGGTACCATTACCTAATACAAACGCTGTGTTCATGCGTGTATTTAAATGGTTTTATTAAATGGCTTGTTCTTCTTGAGCAGGTTGACCGTACATCAACTGTATAAATTCAATTTCTTTGGCTTGTTCAACTTCTCTTGCTTCTGATGTACGTCTAATGTCGTTAAGTTGTTTAAGTGTTAGTCTTGTTTTTCTAGTATCGCTGGGTTTAATCACAGAAATATCACGCTCTGAATCATAACGCTTGTCATCTTCAAAGTCTTGACCGTTTTTATCAAAGTAGAAAAATTCTTTTAACAACATAATTTTATTTACCTTAAATTGTTTCACCTGCACCAGGTGTATCACCTGTTGTGTCTACTGGTGGTTCTGGTGATTCTGCATCAGGCTCAGTTGATCCGAGTGTATCTAGATCAGATTGAATACCGCTTGGAGTTACTCCGGCGCTACGCATCTCTGCTCCTGCACCTACATTGTTAAATGATTCTCCTGAATTCTCTTCGCGCCACATTGTTTCGTTTTCTGCAAGTTCTTCTTGTGATAATCCTAAGAAACGTTTTAGTGCAAAACGTTTGCTCATGTAAGGAACTTCTTGTAGTGAAGCAAAAGTATTAACACGAGCATTATCCATTTCACTTTGTCTGTAACTTGCAAAGTTTTGTGGTGGATTCATTTTTAAATCAAACAGATTGTTGTCAATATTAACGCCTTTGGCATTCATATACATCTTGAATTCTCTATCAAAGATGTATGCAACAAGATTTTGTAGTCTTGTGCAGTATTTGTTAAATCTTAATTCTTGAATATAAGCAGTGCCTACCCTACCATCGTTATACTGTGCGGCAGAATCATCTGCGCCGGTAGGTAAGTAAGAACTTGGAATACGTAAACCACGGAATAACTTGTTGGTGAAATATTTTAAGTCGTCAATTTCGCCCAAATTAGTACCGCCAGGTAGTGTTTCTACTTTGGAACCACGTCCTTCCGCTGTTGTTGGAAAGAAATAGTCCTCATTAATTGATAGTGGATTAAAACTAGCGTCAATAACATTAGTACCACCGCCTGTTGAACTTGGAATTCTACGTTGATGAATTTCATTTTTAATTCTTTCAACAAATCCCATAGCAAGGTGAGTAGGCATGTTACCTACATCGATGTAAAATACTCTTCTTTCCGGTGCTCTTTGCACACGGTAGATAATAATTGCATCTTCAAGTAATTCTTTCTGCTTATAAACCTTGAAAACACTTTCTAATAAACTGTTTCCGAACGGAAAGTTTCTGTCCAGTCCTTCACTTAGTGAAAGGTGTACAACGTGTTCCGCTTCGATTGCTGTTTGATTCATTGTTTTTTCAAATCTTGAACCATACTGCTGTGGATTTGATCCAGCAAATCCTCTTCCATATGCACCGCTGGTAGTTGTATAGTCAACCTGACCTGTTGGAGCATTTGGATTTTTCTGTGTAACGCTTAGATGTTGGAAATTGATGTTGATATCTCTAATAACATACTGCTCTGGTTGTTTTCCTTCGCTTTCGTTAACAATAATCTTGTCTACTTTTGCGGGATCTATGTGGAACAGTTTAAATGTTTCAGGATCTCTTACAAAAAATGCATCTCCGTATTTGAATACGTTACGCATTACCCTAAAAATTCTTCTGTCGAATTGATTTAAATCAACCCATTGTTGCAAATAACTTTTTAATATTTTTGTTTCAGAACCTGTTGCTTGTTGTTTAAAGAAAAGTTGGAATGGTGTTTTGTTTTCTGTGTTTTCCTGCGTACAAAACTCTGCAAGAATATCCAAAGCGGCATTGACTTCACTGTCAGCATCCATTGTTTCATACTGACCGTATCTTTCAATTCTGTTTGGATGTCCAGAATACACATCAGGTAGATATGATGAATAGTTTGTTCTAGCAGGACCTGTTTGTCCTACTCCTGATACAGGACTATTTTTTCCCGAAGTATCTTCTGGTTTGTATTCCTGAAAGTATTTTTTCCAACTCATCTAATTTTCCTAAGCATTTTCAACAGCACTTATAACCTGGCGTGTCAAATTGTTCTGTTCTCTCATTGCATTTGCAATCATATTTAACGATTCTTTTAAGTTTACACTCAAATGCTGGCCTCCGTCAACCCCATTATTTGCCATTCTGTTATATCTCGCGGTTTCACCCTTATCTAAAACACGTTCGTCTTTGTGAATGTATGCCAAAGTATCCGCAGGTTCTTTCGTCAAACCGGTCATTCCCTGTGTGCCAAAACTTCTGTATGTTGGAGTGATACCGCCAAACTGTTGTGCATTTTTTAAAGTTTCCGAATCTCTTAAAGGATTATACCTATAATGATAGGAAGTTCCTGTCATTTCGTCATAATACGAACGACTTTCGTCTTCGAGAAACTTTTGATATGTATTTAATCTATCAATTACTTTTAGCATTTGATCTATTGGCAACATCTCGGAAGTTCTTTTTCCCTCATAGTCCTCATCGAGTTTATACATTGTTTGACCTTGCTTGTTTGTATAACTTTCGATTAAATCATCAATTCCCATCCACCCTACTTCATAATCCTCAAATTTCTTTAGTATAGCGTCTCTTCTACCACTCAATATATCTTTAGTCTGTTGAATGTTAGCCTTTACTCTCTCATCGATCATCTCTTTGAGGAATTTTCTGCCACTGTCGGTAGTTTGTTCATTTCTGGCTTTTTCCAACTCCTCCATGGTAGCACCGCTATATTTTGCTTCTAGATCTCTTTTAAGTCCTTTGTCACTAACAGCAATGCCTAGTTTGTCATTAATTGCTAGCCTTAGATCCAACATTAAATCTGTCCAAACACTCTTTAACCAACCAAAGAATCCTTTTTGTTTAATGTCTTCTGTTATTCCCAGCATGAATTTGCTAAAATCGTCAGCCATTATTGGAAGAACTTCTGCCAGTTTTTTCAAGGCACTCTGTACAGTCTCGGAACCTAGTATTTGTAAGAAGGTTTCATTAAAGACATCTCTAATTTTTTTCATTGCCAGTTCTAATTCAATAAATGTGTTTGTTAGTGTGTCTGTTTCACCTGCGGCACTTGCTTGAGAATTTAGGTAAGCGTTTGTAAATAGTGCCATTGAACTTCCCGCTTCACCGTATTGATCTCCCATCATTCCTAATATGGTAAAATATTTT